GGGATCGATCTGGTCACCCAAAAGCGCGATGGCGGCCAGTTTGGCTTCTCCGTGGCGGGCGGTCGTATCCGGGGCCATGTCGATGGGATCATTGCTGACGCACCGGCAGCGCTCGGCATGCGTGTGCCCGCGTTGTGGGAATGCAAGACCATGAACGCCAAGAACTGGCGCGCCTGCGTCAAGGACGGTGTTGCCGTCTCCAAGCCCGTCTATGCCGCCCAGATCGCGATCTACCAGGCCTACATGGAGCCTTCGGTGCCGGGGGTCTCAGTGGCACCGGCGCTCTTCACGGCGATCAACAAGGACACGGCCGAGCTTCACCACGAGCTTGTCCCCTTCGATGCCGATCTGGCGCAGCGCATGTCCGACCGGGCGGTGCGGATCCTGCAGGCTACCGACGCGGGCGAACTGCTGCCCCGCATCGCCGCCAGTCGCGATTTCTTTGAATGCAGGTTCTGCGCCCATGCCGAGCGGTGTTGGGGGCTGGCTGCATGACCGACGAGCCAAGCGATCCATCCGACCCCGACCAGGACAAACCCATGCGCGACGACACAACACCCGACATGCCCGCGGAAAACATCGTCCACTTCAATCCGTGGCGCGACTTCAACGACGCGGCCCCGCAGATTGATGTGTTCGGCGATGAGCCGGACCCTGAGCAGATCGCCCAGTTCATGCAGGTCGTCTTCGGCTATTGCGACAGGCTGATCCCGGTCCGCAGTTTTATCGACAAGGGCCAGGGCATCGATGGTCGCCCGCATAACATCTGGCTCGAGGCGGATCAGGCCGCCCCAGAGAAGATGGCCACCTTCGCCACATGGGCCTCGCGTGAGGGTGCGGCGGTCTACGTGATCCCCGGCACAGTGGCCGCATCAGGCCAGGCCAAGGCGGCCGAAATTCTGCAGATGCAAACCGTGGTCGTCGATCTCGACACCGGCGACATTGCCGCCAAGCGTGCTCATCTGGAGCGTCACCTCGGCGCGCCAACCATGGTGGTGGAAAGCGGCGGCGTGACGTCCGAGGGCCAGCGGAAAGCCCATGTCTGGTGGGCGCTGACGGAGCCTGCCGAGGGTGATGACATTGTTCGCGTCTGCCGTCTGCGCGGCGACATTGCCGCCAAGGTCGGCGGCGATATGCATTTCCGCTCCGCTCATCAGCCAATCCGGGTGGCGGGTTCGGTCTATTACAAGAACAGCCTGAAAACGCAGGTACGGATCGTCGAGTTGAACGCCGCCCACGAGTGCGATCTGGCCGAGTTCATCGAGGCCGTGACCGACATGCCGCCCGCGCCGGGCGTGTCGCTGCAGCCCGAGTTCACCCATCCGGACAAGCCTGCCATGGACGAGGTTTTGATCACGCCGGTGCGTGAGGGGGCGCAGGACGACTGGTCCCGCTTCGAAGGGGCATCAGCCGCGATCGGCCATTTCATCCGCATGGTCCACGAGGGGCGGATGACAAAGGACGAGGGCTGGGAAGGCATCTGCGGCTTCAACGCCGCGATGTTGCGGCCGCAATGGCCGGTGGAACGGCTCAAGCGCGAGTCCGAGCGGCTATGGAACCGACATGTAGAGAAATACGGTCCGCCGCTGATCCGGCTGGATGCCGGCGCACCAGGGCCAGTTGAGATGCCCACATTCACGCTCGGCGCGCTGCTGGACGATCAGAGCCCCATGCCCGAGGACATCATTGCACCCCGGGTGCTGACGCCGGGCGGACTGCTGGTGCTGGGCGGCGCGCCGAAGGTCGGCAAGAGCGACCTGCTGATCTCCTGGCTCGTCCACATGGCCGCTGGCCTGCCGTTTCTCGGCTTTACCCCGCCGCGACCGCTGAGGATCTTCTACCTGCAGGCGGAGATCCAGTATCACTACCTGCGCGAAAGGCTGAGACAGATCGCGCTGCCGCCAGAGGTGTTGGTCGCCGCGCGCGACACCTTCGTTGCCACGCCGAAACTGAAAATGCTGCTCGACAATGAGGGCAGTGTGCGCGTAGCGCAGGCCGTCCAGACAGCGTTCCCCGACGCACCGCCCGACATTCTCTGCGTCGATCCGATCCGGAACCTGTTCGACGGCGGGCCCGATGGCGGTGGGGAAAACGACAACACCGCGATGATGTTTTTCCTCAAGGAACGCATTGAAGTGCTGCGCGACCATATCGACCCCGACTGCGGGGTGATCCTGATCCACCACACCAAGAAGCTCAGCAAGCAGCAGGTGAAGGACGATCCCTTCCTCGCGCTCTCCGGCGCCAGCGCGCTGCGCGGCTTCTATACCTCCGGTCTGATCCTGCATCGCCCCGACGAGGATTGCTCGCAACGAAAGCTCGAGATCGAGCTGCGCAATGGACCCGCGCTGCCGCCCAAGGTGATCGACAAGGTTGGCGGCCAATGGGTCGAGTTGAACCCCATGAACGAACGCCTCGTTCGCAAGGACGTCGGTGCCAAACATGACGCCGAGCGGGACCGTAAGCGGGACGTCATCCTGTCGATCCTGATCGACGAGGCGGCCGAGGGCAAACTCTATACTTCGACCCAGTTCCGCGAGGCGTTCGAGAACCAGCGCGGTCTTGGCAGCCAGTTCACAATTCGCGACCGCATCAATGTGCTGGCCACGAAAGGTCACATCCGCTTCCTGCGAGACGGTACGAAATTTGGCCACTCTGTGGTTCGGTCGCGCTTCGGTTACCTCTGCGCGGAAGGCATGATGTTCGGCCGTGAGGGCCGCATCGATCCGGAGACCGGGGAGGTCCTGGACAGCGTCATTCCGGTCGTTCCGAGCCACTACAAATCGCCCTCCAACGGGCAGTGCATGGACCTTGAAGACCCCTCGGATTGGTCGGTCCGGGAGGATGAAAATGCCTGATTTTGGCTTGTACGTCCTCTGTACGACCTCAGGTCGAACATGTTCGTTCTCCACCGTTGTTCGTCCTCAATCCAATGAAATCAACAGCTTGGGGCAAAAAGAGGTCGAACATGTTTGTCCTCTTGTACGTCCTCTGTTCGTCCTCGAAACCCAAATAAATTCAGCGTCTTACGCTGATTGGAGGACGAACAATGAAAGCCCCCATACTACGTATGGGGGGGCAACCAGCAGGTTTGGCCCCATCCCATACGTCGATGGGTATCCGCGCGCGGGTTCTAACTCTCCCTGCACATTCCGATCCGACGACGGCGGCCCGTACCGCCAAGCACATGACCGCCGTCGTCTTCCACCCCCGCAGCCAACCCGAAAAGGAGACCACGATGGCTGAAGCGAATCTTACCACAAGGATGCGCGAGGCAATCCCCGATCTGCCGCCCGCCTTGAGCGCCGACCGCACATCTTGCCAATCCAAAGGTCACGGTGACCGAAACGATTGGCGAGCAATTCCGGGCTGGTCCAAGTACCAAGTCTCGTCCAATGGGCAAGTTCGCAGGGTTGGTCAATCCAAAGGTGCAGTCACCGGGCGTGTACTTCGGCAACTGCTGAACAAGAAAACCGGCTATCTTTCGGTCTGTCTTTGTGAGCGACCCCGCACAAAGCGCATGGATATTCATAGGATCGTTGCGCTGGCGTTTCATGGTCCTGCACCGTCCTCAGGACATGTCGTTGCGCACAACGACGGAAATCGCACCAATAACACGGCTGAAAACCTCAGGTGGGCGACGCAGGCCGAAAACCTCGGAGACTGCCGGGTTCATGGCACCGCAATGATCGGTTCAAAGAATCCGTCTTCATCCATTTCTGAAATCGATGTTCGTGCCATTCGGCGGATGAAGACCTTTGGTATCCCGCGAACGATAATCGCCGAAGGCTACGGTATGCATCAGCGTTCGATCTTCAGGATCCTGTCCAACACCAGCTGGGGGCACGTTCTATGAGTATTCTGGCACTGGACCTTGGAGCCCGGACAGGCTGGTCCCTGTCGGACGATAACAAGATGATCACGAGCGGTGTTGTCCAATTCAAGCAGGACCGCTGGCAAGGTGGCGGAATGCGCTTCTTGCGCTTCCGGGCCTGGTTGGATGAAATCTATCGCCTCTCCGGTGGGTTTGATCAGCTTTACTACGAACAGGTGCGCAGACATGCGGGGACGGATGCCTCCCACCTCTACGGCGGCTGGTTGGCAATCCTTGAGGTTTGGTGTGAGCAAAACTCCATAGCCTATGCCGGCGTCCCGGTCGGAACCATCAAGCGTCACGCGACTGGCAAGGGCAACGCTCCGAAACAGGCGATGATCGATGCGGCGCGCGCGCGTGGCTTCAGCCCGGTCGACGACAACGAGGCCGACGCAATCGCTATCCTGTTCTGGGCGCTGGAGACCAAGGGGGGCATGCAATGAGCGGAATGCGGTTTATTCCCAAGGGCTATGGCGGCCACCGCCGCAGCGCCGACGAGGTGAAGCGGGATGGCTGGCAGGAGCAAGGCCTGCTGGCCGTGGCCATCGACGATCACCGCCTGACCTGGCCGGAACG